GATCTTGTATGGCCAAATGTTTCTTACACTTTGCAATCATATAAAGAAACTTCTAAAGGCGATATCACCGCTAAGTTCTCTGAATGCTTAATGATGAATGGCAAAGAAGTATCGATTGGATCTCTATCCGGAGGAGAATGTAAAGCATTGTCTCTCTGCGTAGATTTCGCAGTCCTAGACATCCTTGAAAAGTACTTTGGGTTTGCACTTAACCCTATCGTTCTTGATGAGCCATTCGATGGTTTGGATTTCGTGGGTCGTGAAATCGTTGTAGAGCTACTTGAGAAGCTAGGGGTTAACCGTCAAATCTTTGTAGTAGACCATGCCAGTGAAGCTAAGTCTATGTTTTCAAAGGTTATCACAGTCGAGAAGAAAGGTGGAATATCCACCGTCAGCCTCGATTTATGATATATTGGAACTATGGAAAACTTAAGCAAGATTACAGAACTATTGAATCTATTGAAGACGGCTATGTCGATGCCTAGCCTTCCGGCTTTGCCATCCCATAAAACCATCACCACCCCTTCTATGACTCCTTCAGGTGGAAGTACCAAAATCCCCGGTACTAATCCATCCTCCAATAAAGATCCCGTCAAGGTGGCCCAGCAACTCAAGGCTGGCCAACCTACCAAGCCTAAGATTAAGACTGAGATGATGAAGACCGCTGAAAACGGTCAATGGTCAATTGAAGAACAGTGAAATCTTTTTCTGCATAAGTAGTTTCACGGTACAATGTCTTCATGAAGATATGTACATTTAAAACTTGCTCGGCAAGCAATCCCCAACCATTATCTCAATTCTATTCGGACAATAAATCTCCGGATGGCTTGCGTTCTTCTTGTAAAACCTGCATGAAAGAAGCGAAGCAGCGTTCTTATCTCAAAAATCCACAAAAGCATTTAGATAAACTCAAAGACTGGAAAAAGAAGAATCCAGATAAAGTTCGTGAAGGCAATCTTCGAAATAACTACGGTATTACTTTAGCTAAATATGAAGAGATGCTTGCTAGCCAAGGCGGCTGTTGTGCTACCTGTGGTACAGATAAGCCGGGTGGCAACAATAACCATTTTTGTGTGGATCATTGCCATAAAACTAGTTTAGTAAGAGGAATTCTTTGCTATAACTGTAATATAGCTTTAGGCATGATTAAAGATGATATTCTTGTTGCTAAGAAAATAGCCGACTACTTGGAGCAGTATGAAAAAGTATCCACCATATAATCAAAACACCGCTATTCGTGGCGCACTTAGAAGAGCATTCGCCCGTTCCCCTATTGTTCGTGAAGTTATGTTCGCTGGAAGGAGAGAAGTTGTTAAATACAACAAAGACGGAAGTAAAGCCAAAAAACCTGCCGTACAGTACTGCTGTGAAGTCTGCGACACTTGGGTATCTAGCACAAAGATCGCTGTTGACCATATTGTTCCAGTTATCAGTGTGGAAGATGGATTCGTTGACTGGAACGAGTTCGTCGACAGGCTCTGGTGTGACAAATCCAATCTTCAGCGAATCTGCGATAATTGCCACCAGTCGAAAACCAATTCCGAACGGTACGAACGTATGGTCCTCTCAGAGACTAGCTTCATCGATGAAATGGAAAGGTCCTCTGTGCTAACAGATGAGGGCAAGAAATTTCTCAAGAAGTTTACTAAAAAACGCTGGGAGAAATACGCTTATCCTCCAGAATTCAAATCCCGCATTAACTCCCTCAAACTCAAGAATGGAATGAAGGTATAGTATCTCCAACCCTAACGGAGATTTTATGTCTAAATCATCACTTAGCCAGTCGTTTGTTGACAACCATGAAAATGTTAGCGAAGACGTTGCCGCAGAACTCGTAGTCAAAGCCACCAAGAAAATCCGCGAAATCAAACAAGAGCGCACAGCTGATGAGAAACTCATGGCTGCAAAACAGATCACAAAAGATCTGAATGCTGCTTATGCAAGCGCGATCAAGTACGAAGAAGCAAAGATTCAATTCTTGCTTGAGAAAATCGAATCCATTGAAGATGGTTCGGTAAATCCGCACGCCTCTGTATAATAGAAATACACTGAACAAAATATGGGACCCTCAGTGGGTCCCAATTCCTTTTGCTCACCAAATGCAGGAAAACTTATGTCTCGCTTCAAGCCGACTGTGCAGTTGCACAATCATTCCAAGTATTCCCTTCTCGACGCAGTCCCTTCCCCTGAGGAATGGGTTCACTGGTGCCTTAAGACCAACACTCCAGCATTAGCAATTACCGACCACGGTACCGCAATCTCGATGTTCGATGCCCTTAAGACAAAGGACATGATCGAGAAATATAACAAGAAAAACAAGACCAGCTATCCACTAGATGCCGTACGTTTGATTCCTGCTGTTGAGCTTTATGTGAAGCTTAATCCAGAGGACAAAAGTCATCATCACATTACAGCTTGGGCATACAATAACGAAGGCTACTTCAACCTAATGAAGTTGTCATCGGATGCATTCAATGATACGGTGACGTATTACGGTTCTATCAAGGGTCGCGTAACCTTCGACATGATCAAACAACATAAGGCTGGCATCAAATTTGGCACTGGCTGTATTGCTGGTCCAATTGGTCGTGCATTCTGGAATGGCGATCTGGAAGATGCAGAACGTCTCTATTTGATGTATCAAGATATCTTTGGAGATGATCTTTACGTTGAATTCCATTGCAACGACGTCACACATAACTACAATAAGACAACTGGTGGATTCGATCCAATTCCAGGTGACGAATGCTCTTGCGACGGCAACAAGCAAAAAGGCTACAATATTTGGCTAGCTAGCATGGTTGAAAAACATGGTGGCAAGTGTATTCCTGTAACTGATGCTCATTTCGTCTTACCAGAAGATAAGATCATCCAAGACTGTCTTCTTAAGAACGGCAACGACAATGGCTGGTACTTCTATGAGTCATATCATCAGCTCGTCTCTGAAGAGATGTTCGAGAAGCTTCAGCATCACTTAGGTGATTGGTTGACAGAGGACAAATTCAAAGAGTGGATTGAGAACACCTATGAGGTCTCAAACGCTGCTAAGTCAATCGACATCAAGTTTGACTACCACCTTCCAAAGATCGCAATACCAGAAAACATCCAAGCAAAAACCGATGACTACGATAAACAAACTTATTTCTTCATGATGCAGCTCATCAAAGAGCATGGTCGATGGAAAGATGATCCAATCTATATTGCCAGATTCAAGACAGAACTCGATGTAATCATGAAGAACGAGAGATTAAACTTCATCCCATACTTCCTCGTATATGAGGATATCGGTAGGTTTGCTCGTTCCCAAGGCATCTTGCAGAACATTGCTCGTGGTTCGGCTGGCGGATCACTCATCTCTTACTACTTGAAGATCATCCATGTCGACCCAATCAAAGCTGGATTACCTTTTGAGCGATTTCTTTCGCATGCCCGTATCCGAGCAGGTTCCTTCCCAGATATTGACCAAGATATTGGTGACCGTGCTCGTCCCGCTGTTATTAAATACCTCCAGGAAAAATATGGAGCAGGATTTGCCCAAATATCTACGTTCAACAAAATGAAAACCAAGAACGCGATCAAAGATGCAATGTATGCAGTCTATGGTCGTAACCGTAATGATCCAGAGGTCAAGGTCATCTGCGATAGCATTCCTGACTCACCTCAGGGTGTTGACGAGCATGACTTCTTATATGGTTTCACTGATCAGGAAGGTAACTATAACGCTGGACAGGTAGAGATCAATAAGACGCTCTCTAACTTCTTTGAGCGTTATCCAGATGTCGAACAGATGACCAAGAAGCTCATCGGTATGATTCGAGGCTGGTCGCGACATGCTTCTGCATTCGTTATCTCAACCCTTGAACTGTCAGGGGAACGTGTCCCTACTCTTATCATGGAAGATAAAGAGGTCGGTCCGATCCGTGTAACTCAGTATGATGCATCTATGGTGGAGAAATCCAACCTTGTAAAAGCGGATATCTTGGGGATTAAAACCCTTACCGCAACCTCTGACTGTATTGCGTTGGTCAAGGAGTATACGGGCATTGACTATCTTGAAGAAGAAGATGGTGTTCCATTGGTGTTCCGTTTGCCAGAGGAGCCAGGTGTTTATTCTGACTTCTATAAGCGAGATACAGATTCAACATTCCAGTTCAACACAGAATTGATCAAGGGCTTTGCCCAAGAATTCTGTCCGCTGAAACGTGCTGACCTTTCTGCGATGACTGCTCTATGTCGACCAGGTGCGCTTGATGCTCCGCTGTATGATACTACGGCTGCTCAGTATTATATGGACGTCCGTAACGGCAAGAGACAGGTGGAATATCTCCACCCAGACTTAGAACCTGTCCTTAAAGACAGTTCCGGTGTGTTTGTTTACCAAGAAGAGATCATGCGACTTCTCGTAGAAATCGTAGGCTATACGTGGGAAGAATCTGACATTATTCGTGCCGCTATCGCTAAGAAAAAGCACGAGGTGATCATGAACACCTTCTCCCGCGTTCGTGAAGCTGGAGTCAAACGGGGATGGTCTGATGAAGCCATAGAAACCATCTGTGCACAGATCCAAGCATTCTCTCGATACTCGTTCAACAAGTCTCACTCTCACGCATATGCAGAGCTTGGATACATTACAATGTATTTCAAACACAAACACAAGCTGGAATGGTGGACATCAATTCTCAACTGTGAAGACAAAGAAGAGAAGATTCGTAAGTACATTTCGTACTTGGGTGACATCGTTCGTCCACCTTCTTTGAAGTATCCGACAAACAAATACGAGATACGAGAAATCAATGGTAAACGATTCATCATTAGTCCGCTCTCCGCTATCAAAGGTGTCGGACCCTCAGTGGTTAACGAACTTGTGGCAAAAGGCCCGTTTGCTTCACTTCCTGACTTTATTGAACGTGTCAACCACAGCAAAGTTAACTCAGGATCTATCTCTGCTCTGATCAAAGGTCGTGCTGCTGATGACATGATGGATGAGGGAATCTCTTATGGAGAAGCTCGCGCTAAATTCATCGCAGATTACATGGCACTTCGTGGAAGCAAGGTGAAACTACAAGAAGATGTGATGGATACAGATCCACTCTCTATCTTCTTGCTTGAAAAGCAATATAACCAAGCTTTCAACAAGAACCTTCTTGGATCTCACGAGATCATGGATATCCTCAAGAAACGTTGGCCAGCTCTTACAGAAACTGGTCGTCCAGGAGTTCCAATGAAAATGGGGAATACCCCCATCATTGCGAATCTTAAATTGGCTGAAAACCTTATGAAGAAAGGTAATCCACCAGAAGTGGGAATGATTCTTCTATATGAGAAGTCTGAGTTCAAACATGGACTCTCTAAGAAAAGTGGTCGTCCATGGTCTAACGTGACAATCACTCTTTCAGATGGATATCAATCGTTTGAATGCACGGATTGGAATATGGAAGGTGCTCTCGGATGGGCTAAGAACTCCATCGTTTACATTCGGGGTACATTAGAGACAGCCTGGAAAGGCGGCGTCACAATGAAGTTAGAAGAAATCGAAAAAGTAGAAAACATCAAATAAGGAAAAATGTATGTCTAAATTCGTAGTAGTTAAAGAAGCTCCAAAAGATCTCCATAAAGGTTGTCACGTAATCGAGATGCCTACCTTCATAGAAGAAATCCGTGCTAATGCTAATAAGAAGGCATTAAACGGTTTGACAGGTGTTAACCATCTTCGTTCTATCGCGGGCACTATCGGCGACAAGTATGACCCTAATCTTACAACCTGGACAGTGCGTCCTAACCTGTTCGAAGGTCGCGCATTCAGTTCAGACGAAGAACTGAGTGATATTGTGCTTGACATGCTTAGAAGTCAATACCCTTCTATCTTTGATAGTTATCTCAACCATCAAGTTAAGAATCGTCCATTGGGTACCAAACTCGTTTATTTCGTCGGTCCATTCCAAAAGACAATGGCCTTCACTATGAATGGCATGGATCAGATCGAAGAGAAAGACGTAGATGTCTATCTAGGTCTTAAAGAAAAGAAAAAAGTCGGTAAGCCAGCCGTGTCTGGCAAACCTGAAGAACAACCACAAGAGGAGGAAGATGGTGACGAAAGTAATTAACATTTTTGGTGGCAGCGGTATAGGTAAATCTACCGCAGCTGCCCATCTGTTCGCTGAGATGAAATACCTAGGTCTTCATTGTGAGTTGGTTCGTGAATATGTCAAGACTTGGGCTTGGCAAGATAGACAGGTTGGCCCATTTGATCAAATGTATCTTATGGGGAAACAGTCTAAATATGAGTCGATCTTGTACAACCAAGTCGACTACATAGTAACCGACTCACCTTTACTACTCTGTCCAATCTATGAGCGGTTTTATCAAGGCAAAGAACTTGTAGGTGGAGCAGCTCTGAACTTCATAGCGGATGCTAAGGAAAAAGGAGTCGAACACATAAACTTTGTCCTTAAGCGCAACAAGCATTTCGATACTCGTGGCCGCTATGAGACGCTCGAACAGGCTCAGCAAGTAGATGCTCTGGTAGAACAATACTTGCAAGAGAACAATATTCCATACACCGTCATTGAGTGTGGAGATAAGGAAAGACCTGCAGCGATTCTCTCAGAATTGTTTGGAGATCAACTACTTACTGACGAATCTGGTATAATCTGATTACATCATTATTGATGTTTAATTACCCTTTGGAGACCCTATGACTACTAACTCGAAAATCAAACTCAACCTCGACTCTCTCAAATCTCGCCGCGAGTGGAAACGTCACAAAGTAAAAGACGGCCACAACATCTTCCGAATTCTTCCCCCTTTCAGTGAATCTTCTAACGGTTATGCTTTCCGTAAATGGCAAATCATCTGGGGTCTCGCAGATCCAGAAACTGGTCGTATGCGTCCATTCGCTTCGTCCATGACTTCTGAAAAGAAGTGTCCAGTTACTGAGTACGTGGCTCAGCTCACAGCAAAAGCTGACAATCTTAGAAACGAAATGCAAGCTCAAGGTGTTGCTAAAGATGAGATCACAGCTCGTCTTAAAGACTTCAATCAGCTCATCAGCGATCTGAAGCCAAAAACTGTATACATCTACAATGCTGCAGACAAAGCTGGTGAAGTCGGTTTGCTTGAACTCAAGTCGACTGCTCACAAAAAGATGAAAACTGAAATGGCACAATATGTGCACGATTACAACCAGGATCCTACATCCCTTAACAGCAATGATGATGACTCTGGCTTGTGGTTTGATATCGTACGTTCTGGCCTTGGTCGTGATACTGAGTATGATGTCAAGAAATGTCAGATCAAACAAAAGGACGAAAAAGGCCGTATGTCTTTCGTAGACGACCGCTCAGCTCTTCCTGACTCTGTAGTTCAAAACTACGACAATCTCGGTTACGATCTTGCATCGGTTTACCAAGTTAAATCGTACGACGATCTCGCAGAAATCCTCGCAGCAAACATGCCATCGCTTGTTGCTCGTTGTCAAGACGCAAACATCGGTGATTACTTGCTTGAAGAAGCAATGATCGCTGCTCCAGAAACTAAGCCAAAAGCTACTGGTGCAGGCAAAATCAACATCAAACTTGATTCTGCTGATGACGAAGATGACGACGCTCCAGTCGTTTCTAAACCAGTAGCGAAAGCTGCTGCCCCAAAACCTACAGCTAAAGCAGTTGTCGCAGATGACGATGATTTCTTAGCTGAAGCCGACGCACTTCTAAACAGCTAAGAGGCAAACGATGAGTGATCTACCGTCTAATGACGTAGCATCACTCGCTGGTTACCTCAATAAGGTAAAAGAAATCGCATCCGTCAATAAGATGATGGGTGCGGTTTATCTTAGAGACTTTATTGAAGGTCAAGACTTGGCGGGTGTAATGCTTTCTAAGGCAGTCCAATCAGACATTAAGGCGAAAGCTCGTCTTGAACAGGCTGAAGCTGTTGCGTATCTTGACAATGCAGCAGACTATCTCAATGTAAAACAGATCAAGGATACTTCAGAAGCGCGCAAGCGTTATGTCGACCTTGATCCTGATGTGGTTGAGGCTAAAGAGCTTAAGGCTAAAACTGAAGCCACTGTCGTACTTTTGAAAAACAAATTGAGTATACTACGACAAGCTCATGATGATCTTAAGAAGATTATCTATGGAGATAATCATCAAACTGGCTATGAGGGAATGTAAGCATGGCAATTAGTACTAGTAAATGGATGAGCAAACTCACCTCTGACTTCGGTCAGATTGCAGCTGCTATCCCTAAACCAACCGACAAGGTAATCACCTTGGCTTCGCCTTCTCTTAACTGGGCAATTGGTAACAATGGTCTCGTTGTTGGTAAGGCTATCTGTTTCTATGGTGCAGAATCTGGCGGTAAGTCTCTTCTTATGCAGTTGACAATGATAGAGATCCAGAAACAAGACCCAGAAGCAATCTGTATCTTGTTTGATGCCGAATATGCCTTCAACCCTTCGTGGTTCCAGAAGCTTGGTGGAGATCTTGAGCGTCTTGTTGTTCGTCAGACAAATGATCCGCTTAAAATCTTTGACTACATCTCTGGTGAAATGCTAGAGATGATTCAAGAAGGTGCACCAATTCGTTGCATCGCAATTGACTCTGTAAAGTCTATCAAATATCCTAAGGATATGAAGAAGCAATCTACAGATCAAACTATGGGTGGTGGAGGTGCATCATACTTGGGTTCAGCACTCAAGCATGTCACTCCTGTAATCCGTGAGAACAATGTTACTTGTCTTCTTGTTCAACAGGTCTATGAAGAAATGGATCAGTACAAGAAAATGAGAAACCCGTACATCATCCCAGATGGACGAGCGTTGAAGCACTTTTGTGACTATATGGCGCAAGTAGACAAACTGGAGACGAAAGATGGAATTATTGAGTCTGGTGAAAACATCCACGGCGGCCACGCGCAGTCGGGTCATAAAGTCCGAGTCAAGTTCAAAAAGAACCGTGTCGGAGCGCCTTACAGAACAGCGCAATTTACTCTCGACTACGAACACGGGATTGTTGACACCGCGAACGAAGTCTTTGATCTTGCAAAGAGTCTTGGTATTGTTTACCACCCTGCTAATCCAGACACCGGTAAAGTAAATAACCAAATGTGGCAATTTGCTGAGTATCCAGCAATTCGTGGTGAAGCCAACATGCGAACGTTCGTTACTTCTTCTGCTTCTATCAGAGATGAAGTGATTGCGGCTTGTAACGGCGCTACACTCGAGCAAGTGGCTTCACGTAATGATGAATTCAAGGTAGAAGATATCAGTCTGGATGTTGATGATTTATAAGTGGTAAAGTTATGAAGACCTGCACTAAATGTAAAGAAACCAAGCCTGTAGACGATTTCAATAATCATCCTACAGGCAAGGATGGAAAGACATCTAAGTGCAGGTCTTGTCAACATTCTGCTCAAAAGGATTGGCGAGAAAACAATAAAGAACGACATAGAACCTATCAACGTTTCTATAGAACTCTTGAAAAATATGGTATTGATCAGCAAGCCTACAATGCCATGTTAGCTGATCAAAATAATGTTTGTAAGATCTGCAAGCAACCAGAAACTCTAGCTCATAGAGTCGATTTATGTGTCGATCATTGCCACGCAACCGGTAAGGTTCGTGGCTTACTTTGTGACTCTTGTAATAACTTACTGGGTCGAGCCAAAGACTCTGTAGAAATTCTCAAAAATGCCATTCAATATTTGGAGCAGTAAAGATGTTGACAGCTATGGGAGACGTCATGAGAAGGTGCTACGAAAAAGGCTGGATCACAACTCGCGATGGCAATGTCAGCTTGGTTAAGCGAGATTCGTCTCATCTGTATATAACCCCAGCGGGTGTCAGAAAGACGATCATCCATCCAGAGCATATCGTTAAAATCCCTGTTAAAGACGGTGCACTGGAGTTGAAAGAAGGGCAAAACCCTTCTGGCGAACTCCAGATGCATTGGCTCCTCCATAAAGACTTCATGAAGACCCGTGCTGTCGTACATGCTCATCCAACTCATGTTGTTGCTGCTATGTATCGTGGTTTTGATCTACAGAAGCTCGCCAATGACTTCCCAGAAATCTTTCGCTATACAAGAGTTGGTCCATCTACTCCAGCAGTAGCTGCGATCTCCCAAGCACTTGCGGACAACACCCATTCCTGTATGGGTCCACTGGAAGACGGCAAGTTCCAGTATGATATCGTTGGTCAAGCCAATCACGGTGTTTGTGCGATTGCTCAGGATCCTTGGTCTGCGTATGAGCATATAGAACGACTCAACCATATCTGCGAGATCGTGCTTGCTTCGGGAGTTGAACCATGAATACAACCTCTTATTACACTTCTTGCGGCAAGCATATCCAGTTTGCCTATCAAGAAGTAACTCTATCTACCATAGATCATTTAGCTCAATATTATTTCATGAGAACCAATAGAGTTCCAACCGTCGCATTTACTCCTCCACATTCCTTAAGAGCCATTCTTGCTGATACCCGCAGATACGCCATGAATTCTGATGCAAGTACAATAGGATATATGAAACTGTCATTTAGAACCCACATGGGAGAGATGACAATCAGATCTAGTGACGCTTCCGTCTTAGACTTTTTTGTAGGAACCGAAGAAGAATATGAGCAAACAAAAATCGACCACCACTTCGAAGAAATCGTCCTCCAAGCAGATTGAAGATGGATGTTGTATTTGTGGGGAAGAGAGCGATGTCGGATGCCACGGATATAAAAGCGGTCAGATATACGATATCTATTATTGCAACTCCCATTATCATGCACAAACTGGTAGAGCTGCACCTAAAGAAGTTGTAGAAGAACCAGAAGAAGATGAAGTAGAAGTGCCAACGGCGAACGTGAAACGAGAAAAAACAGATGACAAAGATATTGTTCATAGGCGACCCGCACCTAAAAGCAACAAGGTTCGAGTTAAGCAAGACGTTTCTGACTTGGTTAAATACTACACTGACTTCTATCAAGCCAGACTTGATAGTAAACTTGGGGGACACGTTTGATACTCACTCTGTGGTTCGCTCTGAGATCATGGGCGAATTCACAAGTCACGTCAAACATGTAGTTTCTCTTGGTATCCCATACTATTACCTTCTTGGTAATCACGACATGTTTAAACCGAATGACGCCAAGTATCACGCTCTCCTTCCATTGAAGGACACGATGCCTGGCTTCACTGTTATCGATACAATTATGACAATTGACGGAATCACGTATGTCCCATACCAAACGAAACACGAGGCGTTTCCGAAAGAAACAGCAGGAATATGCGTCGCGCATCAAACCTTCAAGGGAGCAGACTACGGCGACATTACGACTCAGGATGGCGTTGACCCTCTTCAAGTTGATGCCGAAGTCATCATCTCTGGCCACATACATAAGAGACAAAATCTGGGAAAAGTAATCTATCCTGGATCTCCATTTTCGCAATCAGTGAACGATATAAACCAAATTAAAGGTTTGATGTTGTTCGACACTGCTACGTACGAACAACAATTCATTCAATGCCCTCTACCAATGTGGAGAGGAATGAAATTTGAAATCACACCTAGCTACAACATTGAGCACATGCATGCAGAGCTAACAGAGTTGCTTAATAGCGATGATCATTGGGTTGTGGAAATTACTGGACCAAGAGCGGAGATAGTGAGTTACTTAGATTCAAAGCGATCTAAGCAATTGATTCTGGGGAAAGATGTAAAGGTTAAACCTCATTTCACCGATAAAGAAAAACGTACAGTGAAGATCAAGGCTCTCTCTATGGAGCACATTATATCAGAATATGCAACCAAGGTATACTCGGGTACCATAGATAGAGAAGAATTACGAACTAAAGCACTAGAAATTTTAACTAGCTCTCGAACTTAATAGCAAGGCTTAGGCCCTGGTATAATTAAGTTGAGTGGCGCACTTAGGAGCGGACATGGATAATAAAGAACTCTCAGAACACGTAGATATCCAGCGATGGCTTATCAATAACGGTCTGATAACAGATGGTGTAAAGAACCAGCTCTTTTTCTGTGGATCCATTGCTCACAAAGAAGTGCAAGCAGTTGAACTAGACATCTTTCCTCAAGACTATAAAGTAACTTACGTTGTGTATGTTCCTGGCAGCTTGATCAAGGATGTAGAACTCTACAATCAGCTTCTCACTCGCACAGACTTAATCGGAATGTGGAGATTTAAGAGGCTTCTTAAGAAACAGGGCTCACTAGATCTCCAATCAGTATTAGCTAAGTTTGTATTAGATTACCTGGGTCCTAAATGGAAAACTGAGGTAACTCTGGTAGACTTCGCTAAGTACGAAGAAGCTATTGGAGCTAAAAATGGACCACAAACAGATCAGCGAGACGATAAACCGTCTGACTGATGACGAAGATCAAAGACAAGATATGTGGGTTGACTACCTGTCTGGTAACCCACTTTCTCCAAAAATATCCCTGAATACCTACGCCGACCACGAATCCATCCGCCAGGCCACCTGGACTGTCTTCCAAGACTCAACTCGAATGAACTCTATACTCGACTCCTTCTCAGAGCTCGAGCGCACCATCATCTTCTGTTTAATGGTAGGTCTATCCCTTTCTGAGATATCTGAGTATAAAGGTATCTCTGAGGTGCGCATTAGGCAGATCATAGCCACCATCAGGTATAATGGAACCTGGAGTGAGGTGCACGGTGGCTTTAAAGAAAAACCTAACAGATGTTGAAAAATACGGTCTTAGCGAAGAAGAAGCTAAATTGGCCACTAAGTGGCTGCGTAAGCACAAGACCGCTGGGGCACTCAATGAACTTGATGCCGCTAAACTTTTCGAATTATATCTTCTAGGCGAGTCCCTCTCCAAGATCGCCCAGCAATTCCCCCAATACCCCCTAGGTCAAATAGCCCTAACCGCCTCTCTAAAAGGTTGGGCTCACGACCGTGACAAAATGATGCATTCCCTTCAGGACCGAGTTCGTGCTAAGGTTGTTAAGTCTGTTTTAGAACAAGTTGATTTCCTTACTGCTATGCTTTCGGTCTCTAATGCTGAGCACCTTACCACAATGGCTAAATACGTCCAGGATCCGGTTAACAATCCGAAACCTGAGATGCGCATTGGTTCTATCAAGGAATACAAGGACACCGTTGAGACACTCTATAAGATCGTCTCTGGTGCTACCGGTGGTGGATCAGATAAGAAGAAAGAAGCTTCCCCGATGTTCAATGCCCTCACCCCATCTCCTAATGCTGGGAAGAGGAAACTTGCGACAGTCGAAGAGGAAGATGACGAAGAAGAGGAAATCACCATAGCTAGCTTCACTGATAGCGGGAAATAATGAGTACTGCAGCTCCAAAAACTAAGAAAAAGTCTAACGTTCCAAAGACTCTTACTAAAGAGAAGGAACGTAAACTTCTATTAACTCCATGCAAGAACCGAGATGAGGTTAAGGCGTGGATTAAATACTTTCTGGCACTTGAGTTGCCAGATATTACCGTTTCCAGATACTCAGATACCAATCCTCTAGACGTTATCTATGAGGTTTACAAGATCTGCGTTATGCGTCAAAACCCAGAGAAGATCCAAGAGCTCTTGTTCGTTGCGGGTCGAGGTTCTGGTAAGACGCTTGGTATGGCTATCGCTGAACTCATGGTTATGTTCCATGACTCACGTGAGGTTGTTCACGTCGGTGCTATCCAGAACCAGGCTGACCGCTGTTACGCATATCAGAAGAACTTCCTCTATAACCGAAAACTCAAGCCACTCGTAATGCCTCCTGATATCCCTGAAGAACAGAGGATTCTTGAGAAGGCCAACATGTCGAAGTCCGTCTTCAACATCGGTGGTGAAAAGATAACACTCGAGGTTATCCCATGTACATTAAAAGCCTGTAACGGTCCCCACGTTCCTCTTGTTGTTGTGGATGAGATTGATACGGTTACCGGTGAAGGTGTTAAAGCCTTTAAAGAGATCACAGGCATGCTCGACTCCAAAGGTGGACGTCCAGCTCTACGTGTAGGTATCTCTACTCGTAAGTCTCGCTATGGTTTGATGAATAAGCAAATTGAGAACGCAGAAGCAGAAGGCCGTACTGTTCGTCGTTGGACTGCTTTTGAATTCACCGAGCAATGTCCAGATAGTCGCTCTGGAACTAAGAAAGTCAATCTCTGGGTTAACCAGGAAAAGATGGAAGTTCTTACGCAAGAAGACTACGACAAGAAAGAAAAAAGCAAGCGCAAAGAATTCGTCATGCACGAAGGACTTGAAGGCTGCGTTAAGTGTCCGCTATTCTCTATCTGTTTAACAGATGCTAAGAAACAAACCTCTAAGTCACCAATGTTGAAATCTCTAGACGAACTCGCTCAAAAGGTTCGTGGTGAAGGTCCAGATTGGGCGCTCGCTCAGCTTATGAACCTGAAACCTTCCGTTGAAGGTATCGTGTTCAAAGAGTTCGAAGAGAAACTTCACACTAAAGACTGGAACCAATTGTGGAATATCCTCACTGGTAAAGAGTTTCCAGGTGAATGTACTCACGATCTATTCGTCAAAAAATGTCACGAGATGAATCTCCCTTGTTATGCCGGTATCGACTGGGGTTTCACAAACCCGAACACAGTTGTTTACTTCTTCGTAGATAAGCGTGAGAACATATATGTAGTCCGTACTGATGGTATGACTCAGATCAGTCAACCAACATGGATACATCATTTGAAGACAAAATATCATTCAATGTATCGCTGTCAACTCTATGCTCCTGACCAGGCCGATCAAGGTGCGGTCCAAGAGATGAAGAAATCAGGTCTTCCAGTAGCTAACAACCCAGACAAAGGTGAAATCAACACCGGTGTGCAGGTTATTAAGAAGTTCTTGAAGGTTCCAGGTGAAACTGAACCTAAACTCTTCTTTGCTAAAGAGACTTGCGGTCCACTGATCAACGAGATGAGCTTATATCACTACAAGTCTGATGTCGCGGGTAACATAACTGAAGACTTTGAAAAGTCTCACGATCACTGGATCGATGCATTGCGTTACATGCTCACTATCTTGTTTGGTAAATCGCAAATCGTCATGGGCAGCGGTTTAGCTTTCGATTCCCTTAGTGGAGTCACAGATAATAATGGTAATTTTAGCCGTACTCCAACTGCTGCAGAGTTTGCACAGGCTAAGGGTATCGCAGTAAACGATAACGATCAGGATCTTTCGAAACTTGGTAAAATCGGTAGACCGTCTGAGCTTGAAAGCTCTGATGATATGGATGGCGGTGGTTCTGGTGGGTTTCTCTGGTCCTTCTAAGGAGTTAACATGGGTGTTTTCGACAATTGGATAAAAGGTAAACTCCGTGGAGAAATCGACGAGCTGCTCAAAGCAGACGGAGTCGGTGCTCCAACTGAAGTCATGGGAATGACAGCTGATCAGCTTCCAGATTCCCCTGAGTTGCATCATGATGCTTCGAACCAGATTGGTCGTAAGGCAATCATTGATGATCCTTATTTCGACACAAT